CCTCCCCCCAGGTGTAAAAAGGTACCATCAAATGCGGCGGGGTATAGTTATTTTTACCGTTTCATACCAAAACTCCAGTAACGTTACTGGAGTTTGAGTTATGGGTTCTATAAAATTTACCAAAAAATCAACGTTAAATGAGATGGTGGAAGTGATGTCGCCGGTACAGAGGGATGTGTTTATATTGATTGATGAGTTCTGGAAGAAGTTTCAATATAGCCCGACGATCAGGGAGTTAGCGATATTGAGGGGGAAGATGGGGATAGGAAACACGAAGAGGATTGTGGATCAGTTGGAGAGGATAGGGGCTATAAAGAAGGTGGAGAGGAGGGGTAGGACGATAAGGCCGGTGTATATCAATTTCAGGAATTTAGATTGAGGGTTGAGTTAAGTGAGATGGAGTTGATGGTGGCGAGGTTTATTGCGGCGTCGAGGCAGACGCATGGGCGGAAGAATTACGAGGATAAGAAGAGGATGGATGATGGGTTTCAGGCGGATGTGGACGGGATGATTGGGGAGATGTGTTTTGGGAAGTTGTTTAACTATTACGTGGATTTGAGTCCTGGGAAGAAGAGGGCTGATTTTGTTTCTAGGAGTGGTGAGAGTATTGATGTGAAGAGTACGAGGTATAGGAACGGGCGGCTTCTTACTACCCTGGAGAAAAGACTAGACCCGTGTGATATTTATGTACTGATGGTGGTGGATGACCAGGGTGGGGAATATAGGGGATATGTAAAGAAGGAGAACTTATTTAAGGATGAGAACATAAAAGACTTAGGACGGGGTAAGGGGTATGTCTATGAATTTAAGTGACCTGATAGCGAAGCTACCCGTGGCGGAACAGGAGAAACTGTTAAGTCAGGTTGTGGAATATAAAAACGCTTTAGAAAGAGAGAGATGCCAGAAGTCCTTCATGTCTTACGTGAAGAAGATGTGGCCTGGGTTTATATTAGGTCGGCATCACGCCTTGATGGGGCAGAAGTTTGAAGAGATCGCAGAGGGGAAAGTAAAGAGATTAATTATTAACATCGCACCTCGGCACACAAAATCTGAGTTTGCCAGTTATTTATTGCCGAGTTGGTACTTAGGGAAATATCCGAATAAGAAGGTGATACAGACTTCGAACACGGCGGATTTGGCTGTGAACTTCGGAAGGAAGGTAAGAAATTTAGTGATGAGTGAGCAGTACCGGGAGATCTTTAATGTATCTCTGCGGCAGGACTCGAAGGCGGCTGGCCGGTGGGCGACTAATTTTGATGGGGAATATTTTGCTATCGGGGTGGGTGGTACGGTAACGGGTAAGGGTGCGGACTTATTAATTATTGACGACCCTCATTCAGAACAAGAAGCCACAGGTGACCCCGCGGCGTTTGATCGGGTATTTGAGTGGTATACGTCTGGACCGCGTCAGCGTCTACAGCCTGGAGGGGCCATAGTCGTAGTCATGACTAGGTGGTCGGACAGAGACTTAACAGGGAAAATCATTAAAGAAGCGGCTAAGAGGGACAGACACGAGGAGTGGGAAGTTATTGAACTACCGGCGATTATGCCGAGTGGAAATCCTCTATGGCCTGAGTTCTGGTCTATCAAAGAGTTAGAGGCTTTAAAAGAAGAATTACCTCCTTCAAAATGGAATGCTCAGTACCAGCAGACCCCGACAGGCGAAGAAGGGGCGATAGTAAAAAGAGAGTGGTGGAAGTTGTGGGAGAAGGACGACCCTCCAGTGTGTGATTTTATTATTCAGAGCTGGGACACGGCGTTTACGAAAAGTGAGAGGGCTGACTACTCGGCGTGTACGACTTGGGGAGTCTTTTATAAGGACGAGGATAAGAGAGATCCGAACATAATAATGTTGGATGCATTTCAAAAAAGGATGGAGTTTCCTGAGTTAAAAGACAAAGCTTTAAGCCAGTATAAATATTGGGAGCCGGATGCTTGTATTATCGAGGCCAAAGCTGCTGGCGCGCCGTTGGTGTTTGAACTTAGGCAGATGGGGGTACTTGTTTCAGAGTACACCCCGGTAAGAGGTAATGATAAGTTCGTAAGGATAAATAGTGTTTCTGATTTATTTAGATCAGGGAAAGTCTGGCGACCTGATACAAGATGGGCAGAGGAAGTCGTCGAACAGATGGCTGCCTTCCCTAACGCAGAACATGACGACCTCGTAGACTCGAGTGTGCAGGCACTGATACGATTCAGGCAGGGTGGGTTCTTAAGATTAGCTTCCGACGAGGAAGATGAACCCGTAACGTTTCGCCGTAAAGCTTACTACTAAGGAACTAAGATGATCGACCGACCCCTTGAGCCTATCGAGTCAGAAGGTATTGAAATTGAAATTGTAAATCCTGAATCCGTATCCATAGGGATGGATGGCCTGGAAATAGAAATCGAACCTGGGCAGGAAGCAGCAGAGGATTTTGATGCGAACTTAGCAGAGTACATGGACGACTCTGAACTACAAACCCTGGCGTCTGATTTAATGGGTGAAGTTGATGCCGATATTGGATCCAGAAAAGACTGGGTCGATATGTACGTCAAAGGCTTAGAAGTATTAGGTATGAAGTATGAGGAAAGGACAGAACCGTGGAATGGAGCCTGCGGTGTGTTCTCGACGTTATTAACAGAAGCGGCGGTACGGTTTCAGTCTGAAATGATTATTGAGACCTTCCCGGCTCAGGGTCCAGTAAAGACTGAGATTATCGGCCAGATCACGAAAGAAAAAGAAGATGCCGCAGAGCGTGTAAGAGACGATATGAATTATCGTTTAACGGAGACCATTCCTGAATATAGGCCTGAGCATGAAAGGATGTTATTTAATTTAGGTCTAAGCGGCGCTGCTTTTAAGAAGGTTTACTACGATCCGAATTTAGGAAGAGAGACGGCAGTATTTATTCCTGCCGAGGATGTGATTATTCCTTACGGAGCCTCTGGAGCGAGAACCGCAGAACGCGTCACCCATATGATGCGTAAGACTAAAAACGATATCCACCGGCTACAGGTTAAAGGATTTTATAGAGATGTCGAGTTAGGTGAGCCTGTAAAAATTCATAATGACGTTGAAGAAAAGAAAGCCGAAGAGACCGGTTTTTCGATTAACGACGACGATAGGTATTTAATCTGTGAAATACAGGTTGATTTAAATTTACCTGGGTATGAAGAAGAAGACGATGTAGCTGTTCCTTATATTGTGACCATCGATAAAGGAACGAACAAGGTTTTATCTATTTATAGAAACTGGCGAGAAGGCGATCATCTTTATAAGAAGCGCCAGCATTTAGTTCAGTATGACTACGTACCTGGATTTGGTGCTTATGGCTTTGGATATATTCATTTAATCGGTGGATATGCTCGAGCCGGTACGATGTTGATTAGACAGTTAGTCGATGCGGGTACTTTATCGAATCTACCTGGGGGTCTTAAGTCTCGAGGGCTTAGAGTAAAGGGTGATGACACCCCGATAGCGCCAGGAGAATTCAGAGACGTAGACGTTCCTAGCGGAGCGATTAAAGATAACATCATGACGCTTCCTTATAAGGAGCCGTCACAAGTCTTAGCGGCGTTATTAGATAAGATAAGTGAGGAAGGACGAAGACTAGGATCAATTGCTGACATGAAAGTCAGTGATATGTCGTCCCAAGCGCCGGTAGGAACGACCTTAGCCCTGTTAGAGAGGCAGTTAAAAACCATGAGTGCGGTGCAAGCCCGTGTTCATGCGGCCATGAAACAGGAATTTAAGCTATTAAAAGACATCATTAGGGACTTTACCCCCGAGGATTACAGCTATATCCCCGAAGGTGGGAACAGAAAAGCCAAACAAGAGGACTACGAACACGTAGAAATCATCCCGGTAAGTGATCCTAACGCTGCAACGATGGCGCAAAGGATCATGCAGTACCAAGCGGTCATCCAATTGTCCGCGCAAGCCCCACAAATCTACGATTTACCCCAATTACACCGGCAAATGATTGAGGTTTTAGGGGTGAAAAACGCCGATAAGTTGGTTCCTCTACCAGAAGACCAGCATCCTAAAGACCCTGTTTCTGAAAACATGGCGTTTTTAAGGATGGAACCCACAAAAGCGTTCATTTATCAGGACCATGACGCTCATATTGCGACTCATATGACCTTTATTCAGGATCCAATGATCCAACAAATGATTGGTCAGAACCCTATGGCGCAGCAAATCGGCTCCGCGGTACAGGCCCACGTAGCAGAACACTTATCGTTCCTCTATCGGAAGAAGATTGAAGAGCAAATTGGCGTTCCTCTACCACCGCCGAACGAAAAACTCCCTGAAGATATTGAAGTGGAGATCTCAAGGCTTACGGCTCAGGCTGGCGCGCAGCTCTTACAGCAAAACATGGCTCAAGCCCAACAGCAACAGGCTATGCAACAAGCCCAAGATCCGATTGTTCAGATGCAGCAAGCTGAACTTCAGATCAAAGCCGAAGAAGTTAAACGTAAAGCAGCCAAAGATCAGGCAGATATCGCTTTAGCCCAAGCAAGACTGAAGGTCGAGCAAGAGCGTATCGCGATAGAGGCTCAAAAAGAACGTCAACGCTTATCGGCTAAGGCTGTAGAGACCGATAAAAAACTAAAGGCTGATGTGCTTACGAAAATGACGAGGACTTAATGATCTGGAATAGTGACTTAAAGGTATTCAATGATGATGAATGTAAATCATTGGTTGAAGAGTTTTTTTCGATGGAGCATAACGATGAAAATAACATGCCTGAGTACTATCGAAATAGTTATGGCTACTTCAATTTACCTAAGTCACTAAATTATGTAGATCGTGTCACCTCACTCATTAAAGATCGATACCCTACGGCGGTGTTTGCTAACACCTATACGAGGGCTTACCACCGGCACAGTGTTTTAAACCTGCACACCGACCGTAAAGGGTTAGATCTTTCATTAAGCGTTTGTCTCGAAGACAAGAATAATCTTGATTGGCCGCTTAATATCAGCGCAAAAACTTATAGTGGCGACCAATGGGACTTAAAAGCCGATACGTCCCACTATAAAGAAAAATATCTTGAGGCACATTTCGGCGTGGGTTATGGCGCTGTTATGGAAGGAAGGCGATTCCCTCACTGGCGCGATGAATTATTATGCGGCGAAAAGCAACGAGCAGTTTATATCTTTTATCACTGGTCACTACCACACATAAAAGAAACAAGCCGTTTGTTATTTAAGTCTAAAAAACCCATAGAGACGGCGCTGTATTCAAACTTTTTAACAAAAGAACAATGTCAAGAGTTAATAACTCAAACGACTTCGAAGTTAAATAAATCGACGGTTGTGCATCATCAAACTGGGGAATCCACAGATCATCCTAATAGAACCAGTTATGGTTGTTTTTTAAAGCGTGGCAGTACGCCTTTGATTAGTGAAATAGAACAAAGGATTGCACAATTAACTGGCATCCCAGTGGAAAACGGAGAGGACTTACAAATTCTTCGTTATGAGGAAGGCCAGGAGTACAAAGCGCATCACGATTATTTTGATGCCTCTAGATCGATTAAAACGCAGTCATTAGAGACCGCGGGTCAGCGCGTGGCGACAGTTCTTATTTATTTAAACACCCCAGAAGAAGGCGGCGGTACTTATTTCCCCGAGGCTAATTTAGAGTTTGAAGCGGCAGAGGGTAACGCCATGCTGTTTAGGTACCCCAACATGGAACGCGAGTCATTACATGCAGGCGTTCCAGTTAAGAAAGGGGTTAAGTGGGTGGCTACGAAATGGCTACGAGAAAGGCCGTTTCGATGATTAGTGTGCCTATTGCTGTATGCGCTGGTAACTTTGGGTTTCAGTTAGATTTATTTTGGCATCAGCACCAAAAAATATACGGGGTTCACGCTTGGCGCAAAGCACTGGCTTTAGTAGTGGATAAAAACGAACCGCATGAAAAAAGTCACACAGTTTTGCCGTGGGCAATAAATATGCCTTATAGCATGGTCAAGAGTTGTTTTGACTTTTTAAATCTCGAGCAGATACAAGACAGATTGATTGTCCCCGTTAATATACAGGTTGCTTTAATCCAAGTGCTAGACAAATTTGATGACGACGAAGTTATTGAGTTATTAGATTGCGATATGTTTCATTTAAAACCGCATCCAAAGATTGAGATAAGGGATGAGGTTGTCGTATCCGATGTGTATGAAAATTGGCATTTAAAAAGCCTAACGGACCATAAGCATGTGATCAATCCTTTTCTAGTAAAAGATCACGGCGCATACAACGGCGGGTTTGTGCCTATTATTGCAAAAGCAAAGACGTTTAAAAAAATTGCAATATCCTGGCTTCAGGCGCATAAACAAGTTTTCCAAAATACCGAATCAAACGAGCTTAAGTGGTGGGCGGGCATGTATGCGCTGCAAGTGGCTTGTGCTAATCATCATGTACATATGAGGCACGAAGATTTAGTTTACATACCAGGATTTAATGAGTACAAACCCCAGCATTACATAAGCCATTATTCGTGTGACACAAGGTTCAATAAAAAACTTATAAAGAATATCAATGATGTAAAGACAGAATCGTTTTTAGAAAATGATTTTTATCGTGCGGTAAAAGAATGGTTTGAGCTAAGGAAACAACATGGACCTCTTTGAACTTTTAAATACCAAATTACAAGACAGAGTACGTGATATGGAAATGTCTTTGAGCAACGGATCGGCAAAAGATTATGCCGAGTATCGAGAACTGTGCGGCGTTATTCGGGGTCTACGATCCGCACAGATGGAAGTACAAGACCTTGCGAGTCGTTTAAAGGAAAGAGAAGATGAGTGAGTTATTAATCTCCCAAGACGGAGAAACGGCAACGACGTTGCCTGAGTCGGCAGAAGAAAAGGCAAAGCAGTTGCCTGATCCTTCTACCTATCATTTGTTGTGTGTACTTCCAGAAGTGGATGAGGAGTATGACAGCGGCTTAGTCAAGGCTGGGTCTACGGTGTATTACGAAGAAGTACTTTCGCCCGTATTGTTTGTCGTCAAGGTTGGACCTGATGCTTATGCAGATAAGACTCGATTCCCATCGGGGCCGTCATGCAAGGTCGGAGACTTTGTTTTAGTACGTCCCAATACAGGTACACGGATCAAGATCCACGGCAAAGAATTTCGAATCATTAATGATGATTCAGTCGAAGCTGTTGTTCAAGATCCTCGTGGCATTTCAAGGGCTTAAGGAGAAATCATGAACGAAGAGTTTAAGTTCCCCGATGAAAAGGGTGAAGTAGAGGTAGAGGTTGGTGGTGAGGAAAAAGTAGAGATCGAAGTTGTTGAGGAAGAAAAGCCAAAACATAGCAAGCTTCGAGAAGAGCCAAAGCCGCTAGATGATTCCGAGGTTAAGGAATATAGCGACCGTGTAAAGAGTCGGATCGACCATTTATACAAGGGTTATCAGACTGAGAAGCGCAGAGCTGAAGAGGCTGAGAGAGCCAAGGAAGAAGCTTTTAGGATTGCTCAGGCGGTTGCTGAGGAAAACAAAAAGCTTAAAGGTTCTTTGTCTGAAGGACAGGCGGCGTTATTAGAGCAGGCTAAAAAAACGGTTACTCAAGAAGTAGAAGACGCTAAAAGAAAATACAAGGAAGCGTATGAATCGGGAGATTCAGATCGTCTTGTTTTAGCAAATGAAGAACTTACTTCTGCAAAAATCAAACTAGAAAGAGTAAATAACTTTAAACCCGCTAGACAAGCGCCTGAAAAAGAAGTACAAATCGAGGCACCGCGAGTTGATCCTAAAGCCGAAGCATGGAAAAGGAAAAACGAGTGGTTTGGCTCAGACGATGAAATGACTGGTTTTGTCTTGGCGTATCACTCCAAGTTAATAAAACAAGGTGTCGATGCATCGTCTGATGAGTACTACGAGAAATTAGATTCTCGTATGCGGCAAGTGTTCCCGGAGTACTTTGACGCCGAGGAACCACCTGAGAGAACTCAGCGTACAGTAAGGTCAAATGTGGCACCTGCGACACGAAGCGTTGCTCCTAAAAAAGTAAAGCTCACGCCCAAACAGGTGGAATACGCCAATAGGTACAAGATACCGTTAGAGCGGTATGCCCTTGAGGTTGCGAAATTACAAAGGAATTGAAATGGAAAAGCAAGAACGAGGTCAACGCGAATCAAGAGAAACAGCGGAGCGTCCGAAACAATGGATGCCGCCGCAATTGTTACCCGATCCCAATCCGGAGCCAGGGTATCAGTTTCGTTGGATTCGCATTAGTACGTTGGGCGAAGCTGATCCGCGTCATATTTCTTCAAAGTTACGTGAAGGCTGGGAGCCTGTTAAAGCGTCGATGCATCCTGAAGTCCAAATGATGTCCGGTTCAGCCACACGGTTTCCTGACAGCATTGAGATCGGTGGTCTGTTGCTTTGCAAAACACCTGTTGAAATGGTTCAGCAGCGCAATGAGCATTTCCAAAGACAAACGGATGCTCAGATGCAGTCTGTAGACAATAACTTCATGCGTCAAAACGATGCCAGAATGCCGCTCTTCCATGACCGGCAAAGTAAGGTGACTTTTGGCCGTGGATCTTCTTAATTTAGGAGTTAAAAGATGGCTTACCCCACTGTTGACGCTCCTTACGGTTTCAAAGCTATTAATGAACTTAATGGCCTACCGTATGCTGGAGCCACACGACAGATTCCTATCGCCAGAAGCTATGGCACCAGTTTGTTTTATGGTGACCTAGTTGAACTGACGACCGATGGAACTCTGATCAAAACGTCCTACTCGGCAGCTTCTAGCCCAACGACAGTTATTGCTGGTGCTATTGGTGTGTTCGTAGGCTGTTCTTACACCAGTCCTTCGACCGGTCAGAAGTTGTTTGCTCAGTATTACCCAGCAAGCACTGCTGCTAACGACATCCTTGCATTTGTTGTGGATGATCCGTCAGCACTGTTCCGTGTTGCAATGGTTGGTCAAACCTCGAGCGAAAGCAATACCGTTTCGGCGATTGGTTACGCCAATCAGTCATTTGTTGGAACCAACGTGTACGCAGTTACCGGCGTTGCTGGTAGCACGACCACGGGCAATTCTAAGATGGCTGTTTCGGGTGACGGTCCTTCGAATGGTACTGGTGCTGTTCGTGTAAGTGGTTCTTCGCTTCCCTTCCGTGTTGTTGCGATTGTGCCTGAGACGGCATACACCGTGACCGGCACTGGATCTTCGTCTAGCACGACCATCACTTTGGCTGCCGCTGTTACGGGTCTCCAAGCAGGTATGCAGGTCGTATGCCCTGCCGCTACTGCGGGTGGAAATCCAGGTGACTATAACTACGTCACTAATGTAAACGGCACTTCTGTAACGGTAGCTAAGACTTTGACTGCTGCTTCTGGTTCTTCGTTTAGCTTTATTGGCTATCCTGAAGTTCTTGTGAAGTGGAATCAAGGTTGGCATAGCTATCAGTACGCTACCGCACTTGCGTAAAGGGGAAACTAAATGGCTATTTCACGCGCGCAACTACTGAAAGAGCTGCTCCCTGGCCTGAACGCATTGTTCGGTCTTGAGTACGCTCGTTATGGCGAAGAACACAAAGAGATCTACGAAACCGAGACCTCTGAGCGTTCCTTCGAAGAGGAAACCAAGCTTTCAGGCTTCAGTGCCGCTCCGGTCAAACCGGAAGGTAGTGCGATTGCTTATGACAACGCACAAGAAGCGTGGACCGCTCGGTACAACCACGAGACGATTGCGATGGGCTTTTCGATTACCGAAGAGGCTGTTGAAGATAACCTGTACGACACCCTGTCGTCGCGTTATACGAAAGCACTCGCTCGTGCAATGGCATACACCAAGCAGGTTAAAGCTGCTGCTGTATTGAACAATGGCTTCAACTCCGCTGTTACCTACGGCGACGGTCAGGCTTTGTTCTCTACCGCTCATCCTCTGATCTCTGGTGGCACCAACAGCAACACGCCTTCGACCGCTGCTGACTTGAATGAAACATCGTTGGAAAACGCTGTGATTCAAATCGCTGGGTGGACGGACGAACGTGGTCTGTTGATCGCAGCCAAGCCCCGTAAGTTGGTTGTTCCTCCGAATCTCATGTTTACGGCAACCCGCTTGCTGCAAACCGAGCTTCGCGTTGCAACAGCAGACAACGATGTGAACGCACTGAAGATGATGGGTTCAATCCCTGAAGGCTACACAGTCAATCACTTCTTGACTGACACCAACGCATGGTTCCTCACCACCGATGTTCCCAACGGCCTTAAGCACTTCGTAAGGACACCGTTGAGTACGTCAATGGATGGTGATTTCGATACCGGAAATGTAAGATATAAAAGTAGAGAGCGATACTCATTCGGAGTGAGCGATCCGCTAGGTATCTTCGGTTCGCCCGGAGCCTAATAAAATCAAGCACTTAGCTTGATTTGGAGAAACCACCTTCGGGTGGTTTTTCTTTTTGGTTATAGTTAATAATTACCTGTATCTAAGTCAATAAAGCTTGTTGACACTATCCCAACAAACTGATAAAACACATATATTCCGGGGTTATCCGGCATATTAGACAGTCCCGGCTGACGACATGCAGACTAATATGCCGTATCGCATGTGAGGATCTAATGGCGAATACCACATTCACCGGTCCAGTAAGGTCGCAAAATGGCTTTCAGGACGTTTCTGTCAATTCTACGACCGGCGCTGTTACGGTCAACGCTACGTTTGGCGCGGCCACTTCTGTTGCTTCGCTTTCTGCCACGGGAAATGTGACCGCTGATAGTGGCACTGCTCCTGTTGCTGGTGGCGCATCTGCTTTTTTAATGACATCAACTGCTGGCCTTGGAATTTACGTAGGCTCTGGCGCGCCAACTGTATCGGCAGCGCAAGGGTCGCTTTATATTCGCACCGACGGATCGTCGGGTAGCACGCGTCTTTATGTAAACACAAATGGCACAACCGGTTGGACCAACGTAACGACCGCTACCTAATTAGGAGTACATCATGGGGATGCAATATGATGTATGGTCGGTAAAGATCAGATCGGATGCTGATTTTTATGTAACGTCTGTCACCCCTTCGGGTGCCGGTGCGTTGGCGATGGTAAAGAACCAGCCGGGGATCAATGGCTACGGCTACAAAGTATCCATCACTGGCGTGTCTAATGAATCGGGCAAGACCTTTACCATTGTAGGACGCACGGTTGCAGGTAATATCGTTACCGAAACTGTGACCGGTCCTAACGCCACGACGGTATACAGTACGAACTACTTTTCACAAGTAACGTCTGTATCAGTAAGCGCGGCTACTGCTGGCGCTATTACAGTCGGATACGGCGGTGACCTAGCATTGCCAGCCACGAGGATTAAAGGTCTTTATTACCTTGCATCTGGCACAGCAGGGACGATTATTGTTACGCGCAACAGTGATTCTCAGATTCTTCTTGAGATTGATACGCCTGCTTCTGCGACTCAAGTTAATAGTCTTTACATGGCGGCAGAGGGTATTAGGACGGCGTATAGCAATAATGACTTTGCTACAGTTTCGCCCACAAGCGTGACGGCAGTTACTTTAATCTGCGGCTAATCATGGCTAAGACACCAGCTTGGCAACGCAAAGAAGGAAAGAACCCTAAAGGCGGTTTGAATGCCAAGGGTAGAGCTTCTTATAACGCTGCCAATCCTGGAAAGCCTGGGCTTAAGCCGCCTCAGCCTGAAGGTGGGTCTCGTAAGAAATCATTCTGTGCCAGGATGGAAGGCATGAAGAAGAAGCTTACGTCATCCAAAACAGCTAGTGATCCAAATAGCCGGATCAATAAAAGTCTTCGCGCATGGAAGTGTTAAATGGACCCGATGCTGATTTGGAATCTAATCACTTCAATCTTAGTGGGACTGGTGATGTTTATGCTGAAGACCTCGCATGACGAGCAACAGCGGATTCAAATCCTACTAAATAGAACGAGGGAGGAAATCGCTCGTGACCACATCACTCGTGCAGAAGTTCGTGCGGATCTTGAAAAAATTATGGAACGATTTGACTCAGGCTTTGAACGGCTTGAAGCAAAAATTGATGCCCTCGCAAAGAAAGGATAATCATGGCAGTGATCAATAACATCCCCAGTCCACCCGACATGGCTTCTTCGAAATACGACAAGAAGCTTGCTCCAAAGCCTAAGCCCAAGAAAGAGCCAATCAAAAAGGCTGAGGTAGAAGAGTATGGTATGGAAGTCATGACTGCTAAGAACGGTGGTTATGTCAAAGCTGCCGATGGATGCGTCAAAAAGGGACGCACCCGCGGAACGATGGTGAAGATGTAATGCCAACTGTTTCTGACAAACAAGAAAGGTTCATGCAAGCAGTCGCGCATAACCCTAAGTTTGCGAAGAAGGTAGGCGTTCCTCAATCAGTAGGTAAAGAATTTACCAAAGCAGAAGGTGGTCAAATGAAAGAATCCAAAGCAATGATGAAAAAAGAGGTGGGCTTTATGAAAGCGAAAGGCGCGCCAAAGTCCATGATCAAGCACGAAGAAGCCGAGATGAAAGCCATGAAGCGTGGTGGTAAAGCTTATGCTGCTGGCGGTATGGCTGCTGGTCATAAGGCTGCTGACGGCATCGCTAAGAAAGGCAAGACCCGTGGCATGGAAGTAACCATGAAGGGTTCTACCGGCATGAAAGCTGGCGGCAAGGTCAAGAAAATGAACTACGGCGGTAAGTGCTAATGATGGCTTCAAGGGGCATGGGGGCGATACTGCCCTCAAAGATGCCTACGGCTCGGCGTAAAAAGCGTCGAGACGATACAGACTTTGTGGCGTTTGCTGAAGGCGGCGAGTCTCGTGTCAATGAAGCAGGCAATTACACTAAGCCGGAAATGCGTAAGTCTTTATTTAATCAGATCAAAGCCGGTGGTAAAGGTGGTTCACCAGGGCAGTGGTCAGCTCGTAAAGCACAAATGCTTGCCATGAAGTACAAGCAAAAAGGCGGGGGCTACAGAGATTGAAAGCCCCGCAAAAATCTCTAAAGGATTGGGGCAAGCAACTTTGGAGGACTAAAAGTGGCAAACCTAGCACACAGGGTTCAAAAGCAACTGGCGAGCGGTATCTCCCATCGGCGGCAATTAATGCTCTTACACCTTCAGAATACGCTGCGACATCAAGAGCAAAACGCGCTGGCAAACGCGCAGGTAAGCAGTTTGTCAAACAACCGGCAAAAATTGCCGCAAAGACTGCGAGATTTAGATGACCACTAGCGGTTCAACAGATTTCTCACCAGAGTTCACAGAGATCGCTGAAGAAGCGTGGGAGAGGGCTGGCCGCGAAATGCGGACTGGTTATGACCTTCGCACGGCTAGAAGGTCCATGAATCTGATGACTATCGAGTGGCAAAACCGCGGCATCAATATGTGGACGATTGATCAGGGAACGATTACCCTGACAGCGGGCGTTAATACGTATGCACTACCTATTGATACGATTGATTTGCTCGAGCATGTCATACGTACAGGGCAAAACGTTTCATCGACACAGGCTGATCTTACGATTACTAGGATTAGTGTATCGACCTACGCCACCATTCCAAACAAGCTTCAGCAGGCTAGACCCATACAGGTTTGGATTCAGCGTTTATCTGGACAGGTGTCACCGGCTAATGCAACGTTGTCTTCGACGATTAATTCATCGACTACAACGATTACGTTAAGTTCAACGGCTAGCCTTCCGAGTGCAGGGTTTATCAGGATTGATAGCGAAGATATTCTTTATCAATGGCTTGATGGCAATAACTTAGGCGGCGTAGTCAGGGGGCAAAACGGCACGACGGCGGCAAGTCATACATCAGGCGCGACAATCTACAACCCTAACCTTCCCGCGGTAACAGTCTGGCCTACGCCAGACAACAGTACGACCTATCAATTCGTCTATTGGAGAATGAGAAGGGTTCAGAACGCAGGCTCAGGTATTCAAACAGCCGATATGAACTTCCGCTTCCTTCCATGTCTCGTAGCGGGATTGGCTTACTACATTGCCATGAAAGTTCCTGAACTCGTTCAGCGGGTTCCTATGTTGAAAGAAGCCTACGAAGAGCAATTTAACTTAGCCGCTGGCGAAGACCGAGAGAAAGCTGCTATACGATTCGTACCTCGCCAACAGTTCATTGGATCTGGAGGCGGCTATGGGTAATGAAACGTTTTTGGCATGGGCAGCAGGATTTTTTGACGGCGAAGGTTGTGTGCTTGTTTCTAATAGAAACAATAATAAATTTCATTTGTTATTTACAACTGTTACACAACAAGATCCTACTGCCTTGCATTTATTAAAACAAAGATTTGGCGGAAACGTAACGCCGGATAAAACAGCTGCTTCAAATTGTTATGAAAGAAAAGGTGGCGTTGTTTTGGTATGGAGATGGAAAGCGTCTAGCGCGGTTGCCTATCAGTTTTTGAAACAAATTGAGCCTTATACAATAGTTAAAGCCGAACAGGTTCGTGTGGCTCTTGAGTTCCCAGCAGCTGGTGTAAGATTTTGTCATAACAATCCTATGCCAGAAGAGATTCGAGCAAAACGGGAGCAGGTTATGGTGACGTTGCAACAGCTTAAAAAAGCACAAAAAGTGGTTTTAAAGGTGGCAAATGGGTAATAGATTTGCTTCTGGTAAATACTCTATTGCCGTTTGCGATAGGTGTGGACAGCAATTTAAGTTAAAGCGTCTTCGTACTGAAGTTATTAAAACCAAACGGTATAACCTCTTGGTATGTAATGAGTGCTGGGATCCCGATCAGCCTCAATTACTTCTTGGCATGTTTCCTGTGGACGATCCACAGGCTGTAAGAAATCCAAGAAAAGACACGACTTATGTTACCGCTGGGGTAAATGGTTTAGAACTATTACCTAATTCAACTGGCGGATTTCCAACGGGCGGCTCTCGAGACATTCAATGGGGCTGGAGTCCTGTAGGTGGCGCAGCAGCGTATGACGACCCTCTCACACCAAACTACTTGGTGGCAACGACGGCTGTTGGTACAGTAACGATATCTACCACGTAGGAGTTTAAAATGGATGCAAAGACGGCAGTACATAAACACGAGAAGGCTCTTCACCCTGGCAAGCCGCTTACTAAGATGGCTAAAGGTGGAAAGACTAATTCGGACATGCTGAAGATGGGAAGGAACCTTGCAAAGGTTGCAAACCAAAAGAAGTCTTCGTTTACTTACAAGTCTCGAGGCCGGTAATGAAAGAGAAAAAAGATCCAAAGCAGCCCAAGCCTGCGCCAAATCCGACGACGGCTGGGTACCCTGAGAAA